AGGTTTCCTCTGCCTCTGTTTCCGTAAAATGCAGCAAAGTCTGCATCAATTTCTTTCTTTCCTCGTCTGTTGCCGGAAGAATCCCCATTATTTTTAGACGCATTCTCCCTTCTTCTTCCTTCTTCTTCATACTCGTAACACCTCCGAACCCATTCAACAACCGCAGCTTGCGCTTTTCTATTATATGTATCATTTTCCTTTAATTTATTAAAAATGGTAATCGCGTTGTTGATTGTATAAATCTTATCTCGTTTAACATTAGAATTTCTTGCATCAGCAACTACATAGCGAAGATAATAATACATTTCTTCTTCGCTCATACTGTCCATAAACATTTCCCTGTCGATCTGGGCAAACTTTTCTATTTCTTCTTCTGTTGCGTATTTCTCCGCCGCCGCTTTTTCTCCTGCTGGCCTTTCGTCCCAAATTTTCCCGACTGTTTGCCCATTGTAAATCACAATAGCGTTTTTGTCGTGCGGCGTCGGCAGTGCTTCCAGTTTGCGCCGTAAATGCCGCTCCATTATTGTTGAGACAAAAAGCGCCTTCCTCGCGTCGGCCTCGGCGTTTTCGTCTTTATTCTGTAATGCCTCTGCAAGTTTTTCTTCTGCGTCTGCCTTGTCTTCTAAGGCTTGGTCAAGCTGCAAGCGTAAGTCTGCCCGGTCTTCGGTGTATCGCGCTTCCTGCTCTCCGGCAAGGTTTTCGTATAATTCATCGTCCGACATTTTGGAAAGTTTCTCGTCGTTCTTGATGCGGTTCCCCAATATTTCCCGTGCGCTTTCCGCCGTGCCGCCGCGTGAGAAACCTTCCCTGTCTTGGATAAGGTGCTGGATTTCATGGACGAGTGTATATAAAGCCTCGTTCTCGTCCTCGGCAATATCTTTCTTGCTAATTTCGATAGTTCTGCCGTATGCTTTCCCGTGATAGTACGGATCAGTATAATCTACCGCCTTAACGCTCACGCGCTTCAAAAACGGATAAGCCTCAAAAAGCGCCGGATTGTCGTAAACGTCTGCAAGCGTGGCTTTCCCTTTTTCCTTGACCTTTGCATAGTCAATCTTGTTTACATCGTCTGGAATATCGAAACGCCACTGTCCATCAATCCCCTTAAACCATCCTGTTTCCTTGTAGATTTCATCAGCGGCTTTGCCAATAATAGACATACCCATAGCACGCCATAAGCTGTCTTGGTTGGCAGTCTTCGCTTTCTTGCCCACGAATTGATGTAATGCCTTTTCATCCTCTTGCGACAATACGCCGCCTAATATTTTTGGCAGAACGTCAACGGCTTTTACTTCTTTTTTCCCTGCCGCTCTATATTCTTGCGCCACACGCTCCGCAATGCGGGCCGCAAGAATAGCGTTCACACGCGCGTTTGTCGATACGGCTTTGACGCCGCTCGATTTCAGCGCGTCATAAATAACTTGATACGCTTCCCGTGCGCCTTCCGGCATTGCTGCCTGTGCCATAAACTCGCCCGCATTGTAATTGGAAAACACACTCAACATTTTTGCAAGCCTGTCCTGCTCGTCAAGCAGATTGTCAATTTCCGCTTTTCTTCCTTCGTAAAACTCCCGTATTTCATCCATGCTGTAGCCTGGAATCATATCGGAATCAAGGGCGTACCTCGTCGCCGTTCCGACAAGATTTTCATAGGCGATTTCTTTTAGTTGTTCTTTTGTCGGCGGTTTTCCATAATCCGCGTACCAGTTACGATACCATGGCGCATTATTGGAAAGCCGCAAGCCGCGCCCGGTTTCTTCGTCATGGATAATGTCAACGCCCTGCTTCATTCCTTCTTGAAGTGCCGCAATAACAGGCGCATATATTTCATCAATCGTTGCTTTGTTTGCGCGTTGACGGTTGCGCACTTCCAACGCAGGATTCGCCATGTTTGCGGCAATAATGTCCAAAGCAAGCTTGCGGTCGTTTTCGTCCTCAAACGTAGAATTGACAAAGTTTTCAACCATTGCCGCGTCTTCTTTGATTTTTTGCGTGTCCACGAATTTCAGCGCCTCATTAAGATGCTTTGCGTACTCTGTCGCCTGATACGTTGTTTCACGTCCTTTTGTTGTGCGGTGTTGGTTCAATGTCTCGCGCTGTTCCGGCGTCATATCATGGGAAAGCTGCTGCAAAACGCTCGTCTTGACTGTAAGCATACCTGTACCATTCATGCACGCCTGCACTTCTTCCTCTGATGTTCCCGATGCTTCGACGACCTGATCCACAATGTCCTGCTGATTCAGTGCGGCCAGCGTCTTAATGTCAACCTCGCGCTCTTTCATGCCGTGCTTTTCGTTTATGCTGTCAAGGGCGGCCTCTCTTAAATTCTTGTCTTTGATTTCTGCAATCTCATCCAAATGCTCGCCCACGCCGTCAATGATTGCCGAATCCTGCGCGTTCTCCATTACGTCGCGCGCCAAGCGGCTCGACGTTGCGGCGCGAAAACGCCTATATGTAGAAACACCATGCGCCGCGCCGCCAAATGCAGTAAAACCAAGTACAGAAGGAACGGCCTCCACCGCTTCTTTTGCAGCGTCCGTCAAAATATCTTCTGCCGTTTTTACGTCGGCGTCTTTTCCGTGGACAAGAATATTTCCTGCGTTTTCAATTATGTCATTGCTCAAAGACTGGGTAAATTCTTCTATGACTTCCGTGCCTCCTGAAATTGCCCCGGCCTTTATCCCGCCGTCAACAAGTTCTTTTGCCATGTTTCCGACAAGTTCTCTTGTCGTGCCGGAAGCAAGCGCCGCGTCGTTTTTATAAATATCAATAAGTTTTTTTGCCGTGCCGCTTCCCGTGATCCAGCGGCGAATTGTATTTAATTGCAAAAGTTCTATAGCGGCTTCAACAGGCGCTTGCACAGCGGCGATTGCCGAGGCTTGCCGTGGAGTGTATTTTGGTTTTCCGTTCTCGTCTAATTCTGAAACAAGATCAATATAATCCTGTGAACCAATTTGCGCCGCCATAATAGCGCCTGCCGCAAGTTGCCCCCAAATATTTTTTGGCATAACCCATCCAGGCGCTTGTATTGCAAGCTGTTCAGCAGTGTTTCCGGCAATCCCGCCAAGTGCGCCTCCAATGGAATTATAGGAATACTGCCGCAAATTTCTTTCCGCTTCCGCATTACGCAATATTTCTTTTACTTCCTCCGCGGTCAGCCCTTCGTTGTTGACAAGTCCGCGAAGCCATGCAGGAGCGCCTACAAGCTGCTTCTGAAGCATAAGTTTTGTGCGCTCCAAACCTACGCCGATACTTCCTCCGATTTTTCCAAATTCAGATTCATATACGTCATTGATCGACTTGAATCCTTGCGCTGCGTCAAGAATCATAAGCGCGCCCGCAACGTCCCGCGCTTCTTCAAGGTCGCCAAGATACGGAACCCAATCCCGTACTTTGTCCATATCAGTGTGCCCGTTTTCATCCGTGGCAAGTTTTTCTTTCTGCTCGATTTCACGCGCGGCCTGCCACAGCTTTTGAAATGCGCCCTCGTCCGTCACATTTGTTGCGTCAATGCCTGTTTTTTCTTGAATCCAGCGGCACTTTTCCAGCCAGTCCTCGCCCTTCATGTTGTAAACGTGCATGACATACAGCTTGGAATTACGCGCTTCATCGTAAAGATTGCTTGCTACTTTCCCCACGTTTACCGGGAGTGGGAATTGCGTCAAGCTGTCCATATTGTCGTCGCGGTTTACATCTTCGCCGTCGTAATCGTCTATGCGCTCCGGCACGTCGTTGTCCAAATATTCCCGAATGTTTCCGAAAAGAGATTTCTCTTGCTTCGGCTGCGGTTGCGATTGCATAAAGGCATCGTTCAGCGTATTGCCTAAAATCGGGTTGCCCGCGTCGTCCATGCCGAGATCATACGTCTGCTGCTCTGCCGTCGGCGCATAATTAAGTATATCATTATATTCGTCGCGGTTTTTTTCAAAGGAATTGTAAAGCCCTTCCTCTTTTGCTTTTGCAAGCCGTTCGGTGTTTCCGCTCAGAGAATCCCATAGAGTGCGTACTTCTTCATCAGTCATGTTTCTTCCTCCCGTCAGGAAAGCACAATGTCCGCGTCCTCACCATCTACAATCCGCTGATACTGTTCCTTCGTTGCGGTAAACGTGCCTTTTCTTGTCTGCACAACATAAACGCCGCGCGCGCTGTCGTAGTCTGCCGCAGGATCGTTATATACTCCGCGCGCAAACCATTCGCCCGGAGTAAGCGGCGATTCCTCGTAAACAGTGCCGCCAAGCCATCCGCGCTCGCCCGTGTCCACTTGCGTTTTTATCATGCCGTCAAGGATATAATTCTTTTTCTGCTCCGAAGTCGGTTCTCTCCCGCCGTGCTCTGCGCGATACTGTTGAACAAGTTCATAAGCATAATCTGTAGCTTGGGAATACAGAAAATCAAAGCTGGGATCGCTTTTTGAAATGCCACAGTCAGCGGCAATCATATCTTTGTAGTCGCTCCATTTTTCGGCAAATTTTCCTTTCTCGGCAAAGTAATTGTCAACAAAGTTTATAAGGTCTTTGCCCCCCGACGGATTTTCTTCGTCAATTAACCGGTAGCATTGTTCACGGCTCGCCCCGTTGCGAAGTAGCGTTTCAAGTCTTGACTGGAAAAACGGATCGGAATTTTTCTTTCCGTCGCCTGCCCCACCTGTCCCGCTTGCCCGTCTTGCTTCCCGCTCCGCTTCTTTTCCAAGAACCGAAAGCGTTGTGCGCATAGTAGTTTCAAGCGATATGCGAACATCGTTATTTACAACGCCGTTTTGATATGCAAGTTCATTCACAATAGCTTGATATTGCGCTTCGTCCATAATTCCATGATTGCGCAAATCTGCCATTCTGTTTGTGCCTTGCTTTATAAGAAAATTATTTGTTGTTGCAATCTCTGTCATTTTCTTTTGATGAACGGCCCATGCTTTCTGTGCCTGTTCCTCTGCTTCCAAATCCGTCATTTCCTGCATAGTCTGTTTGTCCATGCGGATAATATACCCAATCTGATACCCGCCTATATCCTGCTCGTCAGAATGGATAATACAGCCGTCACCACGCACATAATTCCCGTTCTCGTCCTCGTAGTCTTTCGCGCTGGACGAATTGCCGTAAAAGCCGCCGCTGCCGTCAGACATAGTGATATGCTCCGCATTGTCAAAGTTTGAAATATCGTCGCCCTCGGAAAAGTAAATTATGCCGCACCCTTCAGGAATTGCCCCGCCTCTATATCTTTCAATACTTGCATTGCTGGAGTTTTGCGCCAGTCTGCAAACGCTTCCCACGTTGACCTCGCCTTTGTTTTCTTCGGAAAAGGAGAAAAAAGGAGCCGTCAACCGCATAAAAGCCTCAACACATCCGTTGCGTCCATTCGGCATAGTCAATCCAAGCCGCGAATCGTAATGGCTAAAGCGCGTTGTGGCGTCCCCTTTGTTGGAATACATATTCTTGAAATAGTTTCTGTAATCGTCCAGCGTTGCGTTTTCGCCGCCAAGCTGCACCCACAAATCATTTGCCTGCTTAAAATCATGCGCGTCTTTTTGGCGTTTTCCCATCATGGACAAAACAGATACGCGCGTTTTCGGATCAAGAAAGTCCGAATACTTCAAGGCAATCTGCCCCATGCGCGGATAGTCCTCCATCTTCATTGCCAAAGACAACGCCCCGGAAACAATCTCGCCTTTGAAAATCCGCTTCTGCTGCTCAATCATTTCCTTGCCATAAGGCGCGTATCTTTGCGCAATAAAGCCGTCTGCACGGTTCATTCCTTCGTCGATAGAAACATCTGTATAGCCGCCGTCTGCCGCCATCTGCTGACACGACGCAAGCTGATTGTTGAATTGTGTTTCGTGGTACGCTTCCGTTTCCGCAAGCTGATACTTCACCATGTTTCCGCGTCTGGTGTTGTTGTCCCGCTCCGTGTAAAGATTGAAAGCCTGTCCTGCTTTGCCGTAATTGATGAATTGCCCGTATTTTTTGCGCACTTTCTCCAAGGCTTTCTGATGCAGTTTGTCGTAATCGTCCACGATGTTCAGCGCGTTTTCCTGCTTGCGCTGCATAAGCTCCGCAGTTCCCTCGCTCATCATGCGGTTGTATTCGTTGTTGGCCTCCATGACCTTTCCGCTGTCGTATTGTTCCTTCCAGTCGTTGTAGCCTTTGACAATCACGGCGGACATATTGGCATTTTCGCGCGCAAGCGCACGTTCGCCGGAATTGTCGTAATGCAGATTCGCGGGCTTTGTAAAATGCTGTTCCGACGCGGCAAGCTGTCCGCGCGCCTGATACGGTGCGAAATTGCTCATAATTTCCACCCCTTGCTGCTATAAGGTTGCCTGTATATGCTGCCGGAAACTGTACTCGGCGTTGTCGCCCAGGACTGCCCCGCGCCGCTCGCGCTATTTGTCCCGCTTTCTATCGCCGCGCTGCTCTTGCTGCTGTATAGATTGCCAGCAAGCGAAAACGCGCCGCCAAGCATACTGTTCAAAAAAGCCCGATTTCCAGCCGCCCTATAATCGCTGGCGTTCTTCCTCAGATTCGCTTCCTGCCATCTGTAATTTTGGGACTGGTTCGCGTAATCTGTGCCTACGCCGAACAGTTTATAGACGTCCTGCTGCCCGTTGACAAGATTCTTCTCCGTCTCGTAATCTATTTCTTCCCGGCTCTGATCCACAAGAGAAGCGGCGGAGCCTGTCAGCGCAAGGCCGGACTTGCCGATATTTGCTTTCTGCTGATTGATATATAAAAGTTTTTTCCTGCGATCGTCCTCTACATTCTGCGCATTGACGCGCGCGGTTTCCTCTGCGTTCTTGTTTGCTTTCTGCGCGTTCAGCATAGCGTTTTCCGCTTCCGCCGCTTGCAGTTGCGCGTTCGCTTCCGCCTGCCTCGCCTGTACTTCATATTGCTGTTTTGCCGCACGGCCCGCCAAAAACGCTGTGCCGAGCGTGCCGATAATGGTTCCGACCAGCCCCATGTTACTCGACCTCCCCGAAGGTAAATTTATGATACGGCAAGCCGTAAATTCCATACGGCGCGGCAGGATAGACTTTCGCGCCCAGCCATTTCAGCCAAGCAATCGTCCTGTCGTTGCCCTCGTCCACATAGTTATATAAAAAGTCCCAATCATTCAAAAAGGCGCGGATTCCGCGCCTTGTCCATTTGCCTGTATATACTTTGTGCTTTGCCGTTTCCCTTGTCGCCAACATCCAAATTACGCCCACATTCTCAAACGGATTCTGCCTCACCACGCCGAAAGCCGCCAGCGGCACGCCGTCGCATTTGCAGACGTAGGCGCACTCCGAGGACTCGACGCAATAATTGGCCTCCGTCTCAATGTTCGGCCCGATCAGCCCGACGATTTCCCGCCTGTCCTCCGGCCTCATCATGCGGGCGATTTCCCGCATATCTTCTTTTGTCGGCGTCGTATAGGTAAACTCAGCCACCGGGAAGCACCTCCGGGATAATCGACAAAACCGTCATGGGGAAAGGATCGCTCTGCTTTATCAGGAGCATAAGCGTTTCCTCGTAATTCGACTGCGGGAGCGTGATTTTCTTTTTCCCGCTGTACGGCTCTACGGGTGTCCCCCACGGCTCCGTTGTCCGCCATTTTATCTCGTCCATTGCGTTCTCGTTCCAGCCGAACAGTCCGCCGATGGTATCAAGGAACATCACCGTTACATTCTGCACTCGTTTCTTGCGAGCGCCCCACGGGCCGTCCTGCCCCGCAAATTCAATCGGCAGCATACGGATTCGCGTGTCGTATTCAAGACCGATCTGCACGCTCTTGAACGTCCCGCCTATGTCAATGGAACCGTCGTCTGCTACAGTCTTTCCCGTCAGCTTGTGGCCGTCCCCGACAATCTGCACCGTCTTTCCGGCCAGCCACGCAAGCCCCGTCAGCGAGGAAATGCCTTCCTCGTCCTCCACTGAATAATTCGCGTCCATGAATACGGGCGCGGCGTTCGGCGTCATTTGCTCCATGCAGTAATCGTCGCCGTGTTTTATGCACGCCCAAAGCTCGTCCTCATCGTCGCCGGGGATGGAACAGACGTCTATAAATTCCCCGTCTGTCTGGTGCTGATGCCATGCGTAAACGTCCTGCTCTTTTATGTACGTCATGCCTAAAAGCGTGCCGTCGTTCCTGACGCACCATACAACGCTGTTTGGCGTTTGCTGATACGCCATGCCGACAATCTCTTTGCCGTCGAACAAATGCGCGGCCAAAAGGGAAACATCGTCGCCCGTGTATTTGTCCACTTCGTAAGCATACGCCAAATCGCGCACCGTGCTTCCGTGCCGCTGGACATAGACAATGCGCCCGCCGATGATAACGGGCATTACGTCGTTTATTCCTCTGTATTCCTGCGCGCGGGCCTGCTGATTCGACGGCGTGAAAGCGTCCCCGCCGCCGCCTACTCTGTACTCTCCGCCGCTCGTCAGCATAATCATTTCACCGAATGAAACAATCGCCTTGACGGCGTTCATCTGCCCTGCGGAGCTTGAAAGCGTGCCTGTGATTGCGTCGTCGTCGGCGGAGGGAATGGACGTCCCAAAATTGTAATAATCGCCGGACTTGCTCGCCCAATACGTCTGCGGCTGCGTTTTGCTTCCCGCAAAGACAAGCCTGTCCTCAAAGAATCCAACGGCCTGCGGATAACCAAGCGCGCTGCCCCAAGCCTGCAAAGCAAAGTCATTTGTCGCGCTTGTCGCGCCGAGCTGCCTTGTTACCGTTGCCGTCGCGGACGTTGAAGAACCTACTGCCGTTATTTTCGCTATGCCGTAGTAATCTTTCGCAAAGCTCTGGATCGTTACATATCCGCGTTGGTTTACGTCCTCGCCCTCATGGACGGAATTGTCAAACTCGCTGCTTGATACCCGATAGGAGCGGATTTCATCGTCGTCGTTCGTGAAGGTCATATTATAGTTTTGGCTTCTGTTTCCACTTTGCCGTTTCAGCGTCGTCCAGCCGGACGAAGTATATTTCTCTACGACAAAGGAGCCGTCCCAGAATCCGAAGCTCTCTACATAGACCGTGCCGCCGGGTACGCACGTCACGGACATTGCCGTAAGTGGCACGCCCTTTTGATATTGCCCCGGAACCGTATGCCCGATATTGATTAACTGCCCGACCATAGAGGAATTGAAATAACTGCCGCTCGCCGTCAGTGTTATATTTCCCGTAGCCGCCGAAGCGTAAATAGACACGCCCGACGTGTCCGGCTCGTCGAAGGGGCCGTTCTTGATATTCATAGCTGCATACGCCCACGACGTATTGCTGTACCTTGTCAGCGTGGCCGGGGGATAGTCAGGATGCACAAGGAAAAGAACATCCGCCGACTGCGTATATTTTATCTGTGCCAAGTCCGTCGCCAAGTAAGGCGTCGTCACTTCGACGGGATTGTCGCCGCTCATGATAATGCCGCCCTGCGTAAAGAAACGGATTTTCTTCGGCGTAAACTCCAGCACATAGTTTTGTTCGGTGTTGTAGCAGAAAGGGATCAGACGCGCCGCCGCATTGTTTTTTGTCTGTGTAACAAAGCGGAAGCCGTTTCTTCTCGTCACTCCGCCGTAGCGAAGCACAATAGCATTGTAAAGCTCCGCTGCTCCGGCGTCGTATTTCTGCAAGTCAATCCTCCCGTAAAGGGCGGGGGTAAGCTCCCCGCCCGCAAAGGAGGGTTTCAGTTGGTACATACCCATAGCCTGCACCTCATAAAACAGTTTCAAAACGCGCCCGTATAAACGTCGAAGGCTCCGGCGTTTTTACGTTCTGCTCGTTTTCAGCGTCAGAAACGGCGTAAAGGAAAAGCCGCTCATATTCGCTCGTAGCCATTTGCGCAATCTGTTCGGCCCCCGTCAGCTTGAACGCTATGGACGCGGCCAGCTTCCAGGAAAGCGCCTCGCAAAATAGCTCGTCAAAAAGCGCGGCGTCTTTTACATCCGCCGTGTACTCCGCGACCACTCGCGGCTCGTTTGTATAAAGCACAAGTCCCGATCCGTCGCTGACGATTTTATAACGTATATCGGGCAAGGGAATAAATCTGCCGTTCGGGCCGACAAAGAAAATCTTGCGCAAATAACAACAGTCCGCCGGGTATCTGTACGCATACAAATAATCCTGCGGACTGTCCACCATTGCGGCAAGCTCCACTCGTCTCGTCGCCCACGGCCACGGATAACGCCGGAGAACAACGCGCCTGTCATGCTCATAGAATTGATTGCACTTGCGAGCGGCCTCCGACGCTTCCGTCAATGCCTCAATCGGGCTTGCACCTATGCGGCTTAATGCCATGTTGCAAATCTCGATTTTATCCATTTTTCTTCGCCTTTGCCTTTGCTTTCGTCATTTTCGCTTTCGGCTCGTCCTGCTTGGGCTTTTCGGCAACTTCCACTTTCGGCGGATCAACTTCTTTATTTTTCGGCTTATCAATCAGCTCGAAGTGAACGGGAGGCGTGACGGCAGAATCAAAGTCCACCGTCTCCCCCTTCTTGAAATACCGATTATCCCAATAGCACGTCGCCTTGACAACGTACCGCATTACAGCTCAACCCCGATGCCGTTCTGCATCGTAGCCGTAATCTTGCCGCCAACAGGAGAAGTGCCTGCGCCCTTCAGACGAATATAGCGGTTGCCCGGCTTGATCGGAGCGTGGAACTGCGCCAGCGTGCAAGGCTTGGAAGTCTGCGGAGCCGCCGACGGAACCGTGATAGTCACTTCATCCTGCGGGGAAGTGAAATCCGCATCGGAAGCCGACTGGAGCGTAAAGCTGTTCATTCTGCCGCTGGTAAGTTTCTGCGTCAACTTTACATCAACATAAAGCGGAGAAACAAACGGGCCTTTGCTCCCCAAGTCAACCGCAACGCCCGTCATAGCGGCCGCTACAGTCACCCCGTTCATCAGAGTGTTTTCAGCATCAATATAAGCCATGATTCTTTTCCTCCCTTTCTCTTAGACCAACTGGCTCTCAGTGTTGAGGATAGCGTCGCAACGGAGCACCGGGATTCCCCAGAAGTGGGTAATCTTCTTCCCGCCGTACTCGTCAATCGTCAGGCGGACGTTCGACTTCTTTTCCGCCACAATGTCAAGGTAAGTCTGCACGGAGCGATTGGCGAAGATTGCCAGCTTGACTTTATCCGGGTTTTCGATCTGATTGTAAGCCTTGATCATCTTCTCGATAAATGCGTCAACATTTGCCGAGGAAAGCGCCGTCGTGTCGATATTCGCTACGCGGACGACATAGCGCGGATCACGAACCGCGAGGCCCATATCCCAGTTATACTGCGACTCGTAGCCATAGAACTCGCCGCCGTCGCTGTCGTACATCTTTACGCGCCCGTTGTCGCGATATTTGAAGCCTGCGCTCGTCCCCTTTGGGAAAATGCCGTAAACGGTGTCGTAGCCAAGACCGACAAACCAAAGAGAGGTCAGCGCGCTGCCCGTGCCGCCTGCGTCGATAATCTGATCCGCCCAAATAGGATCCTGATTCGCCTTGCTGTAGTAGTAGGCGGAAAGGCCCGTAAACTTCGCCGGAGTAGCTTTCTCGTCGCCGTAGAAGAACGTCGCCGCCATTTCCTGATTCATTGCTTCCTGCATAGCGACGTTTTCCGACAAACGCCAATTATTGTCGTTGCCGTTAATCTGCAAAAGTTTTTCATCAACTTTCGCCAGCGCTTCCATGCCGCCGCAAGTGAAGGAAACCTGTTTCGTCTTGCTCTTGGACGGTTTCACGCCTTTGTTGATAAGACGCCATGCAACGTCAGGGAGGTCAGCGCGCATAAGCGCCACTTCCTGCGTACCGTCATTGCACTGCTTGAAGGGAAGCACGTCAAGAATCCTGTTCGTTTGCGCCTGCAACTCGATCACTTTCTGCGTGACATACTCGCCCTTTGCCCCGAATCTCGCCGCCCAGTCATGCAGAGTGACGAAATCCACACCGATTGCTGTCATGTTTACCACTGTCCTTTCGTGAATTAGTATTTGCTATTGCCAAACAGCAAATCAGCGGCGCTCTTGGCCTGCGGCGCGGGCTTGCTGTCAGGAGCCGAATCTTCTTGGAGGAGGCTTCCCATTTCTTGAAGCATCCCCAAAACTGCGGGATGGTAAGCCGCCCCGCTCTCAACCAACACGCGCATCACTTCGCCCGTGTTGTCGAATGTGTTGATAATATTTTTTGCGAGCTGCAATTTTTCCGGCGAGGTCAGCCCCGCCTTTTTGCACTCGTTTTCCCAAGCGGCCTTTTGTTTTGTCGCCTGCTGCATAACGTCAAGCATGAGATCGGAGTGGAGCTTTATCAATCCGTTTGCCTGTTCCTGCGTCATGCCTGTAGCCTTTGCAATCTCGGTGAACTGCGATTCAATTTCCGGCGTAAGCTGCAAGCCTTCGGGAAGATTGAACTCGTACTTTTCCGGGATTGCAGGAGCCTCGGAGGGTTTCTCCTCCGTTGTCGCGGTCAGCGCTTCCCCCAAGTTTTCCTGCGGGGTTTCCGTCGCTGCCGGGGTTTCTGTCGCCTGCGGGGTAGTTTCCACTGCCGCCGTGTTGTTGCCCTCGTCTGCCATTACAAATCTTCCTCCTCGTTTCTGTTTTTATGCTCTCTGAGCATCTTATATTCGAGCGCGAGACCGTCTGTCCCGACTGCCTCAATGCTCCGAATTATGCGCAACAAATCTTCGCCTACGGAGCGCCGCCCCATAGAGAAGAAGTCCTGCGCGTAATTCCCTGTGCCACCAAGCGCGCCAGCCCCGCAAAGGTCAAGCAATTCTGCCACGAACTGCCGCCCCTGCTCGGTCGTCATGATCCGAAGCAGATTATCTTCATCCATTTACACGCCCCCCATAATCTGCCCTATGCTGCGTTCGTCGGGGTTAATCTCGGACATGAGCCGCGCGGCGTCAACGCCGTCTTTGAGTGCCGGAGCCATCTGCTCCATGTTTTCAAGCTGCTGTTGCTTGGCCTGCTGCTCTGCCCGTACTTGCCGCATCTTCTCCACTTCGTCCTCGTCCCGGAGTACGCTTTCCGGCGTGCCAGTAAGAGAAGCGTGTTTTCTGATTGCGTCGTCCAGGTTGAGGTTGTCCATGACGTCGGGGGAAATGCCTGCCAGGTTTCCTGCGAGGGAAAGCGTTCTTTCGATTGCCGGAGTGGCAACGGCTTTCTGTGCCTGCGCCAAAAGGGAAATAAACTCGGCTTTGATTGTCCCTTCCTGCCCTTCCAATTCTTCCG